TCAGACTGTGCGCTCTAGTGGAGCATTAAGTTTTTTTGCTGACCTCCAAATATTTAATAATTCTAGTGGCACAGAACGCGCCCGTATCGACTCCAGCGGTAACGTAGGGATAGGGACGAGTTCGCCTTCAGCTTCCGCAATTCTAGACGCACAGAGCACCACTAAAGGTGTGCGTATGCCTAACATGACCACTACGCAGAAGAACGCTATTTCTAGCCCTGCTGCTGGCCTTATGGTGTTTGATACCACTCTTGCAAAACTGTGTGTTTATTCCGGCTCTGCATGGCAGACCATTACTTCTATTTAACAAAGGAAATATCATGACTACATACAACTGGCAAATCGTACAGACTGACTACTTGGTAGCAGATGGATTCATCACCACGGCGCACTGGACTGTAAACGCTATAGACGGTGATTACTCCGCTGGTTCATACGGCACTTGCGGCTTTGCTACTGCGACCCCTGCTATCCCCTATGCCCAAGTAACTGAGCAAGAGGTGCTGAACTGGTGCTGGGCTAACGGCGTGGACAAGGACGCAACAGAGGCTAACCTTGCTGCACAGATTGCTTTGCAAAAGGCTCCAGTGACTGCAACCGGAGTACCCTGGTGATGGACAAGCCAGAAATTGACCCTGTACGCTATGGAGTCCTCTGGCAGAAGGTCCAGGATTACGAGCGCCGGTTTGATGACATGAGCGCCAAGATCGACAAGATGGAGTCATCTATCGAAACCCTGGTGGCTATGGCAAACCAGGGTAAGGGTGGTTTCTGGATGGGCATGGTTATTGTTTCTGCCATTGGAAGTCTTTTAGGTTATTTCGCGCACTTACTTGGCAAGCCGTGATCCAAAATGATCGACCCTATCACCGCCTTTGCGACTGCCCAAGCCGCGATAAAGGGGGTGCAGGCTGCCATCAAGATGGGCAAGGACATCCACGCCATTGGTGGCGAGATGATGAAGTTTTTCGAGGCAAAGGACATAGTACAGAAGGAAGCGTCCAAGCCTAAGAGCAGTTTTGCTAAGTCAGATACGGCAAGAGCTTTTGAGATAGTGATGCAGGCCAAGCAGTTGGCAGATGCTGAGAGAGAGTTAAATAATTACATGGTGATGTCTGGTAATGCCGACCTTTGGCAGCAGTTGATGGTGGAGAGAAACAACATCATCCAAAAGCGTAAGGTAGAAGAAATACTGGCAGAGAATCACGCCAAGAAACGTAAGGCAGAGATAGAGGATTTATTGACCTGGCTTATTGGCGGAGCCTTGGCTCTGCTCTTATTAGGTTTATGTTTTTGGTGGACAACACTACTTTTGGAGAAATAAATGCTTACGATCCTATCTACTCTTATCTCTTTCTTGATGGGTGGACTACCCAAACTTCTAGACTTTTTCCAAGACTGCAATGACAAGAAGCACGAGCTGGCGCTGGCACAGTTACAAATTGAGCGTGAACTAGAACTGCGCAAAGCTGGCTTTGAGGCGCAGGAACGCATAGAGCAGATACATAGCCAGCAACTAGAACTAGAGACTAGCGCCAAGGCTAATGAGAACCTGGTTAACGCTCAGGTGGCTGAGATGAGCGCCATTTATAAGCATGATGAGTCTCTTGGAGAGGGAACATCACAGTGGATAAAAGACCTGCGTGCTGGTACGCGCAGTTTCATCACTATGGGATTTTTCTTCCTGCTGTGCTTTGTTGATGTTGGTATGTTTATCTACGGGTACAACAATGGCGTTGCATTCCCTGCGCTGGCTGACAAATTGTGGGATAGCAATACCCAGGCACTGTTTGCTTCTATCGTAGCATTTCACTTTGGTGGCAGAGCCTTTGGAAAATGATCTGGACCCTGGTGCTAGTTACAGGTATCAACATGAACTCAATAATGATCGTCGGTTATTTTGAGGTGGAGTCTGCCTGCCAGAAGGCGGCTAAAGAGTGGCGCGAGCTGGGCTACAAAGTAGGGTGCGTGCAAACGCAAAAGAAATGAAAGTCTCAGCAAAAGCACTATCCATGATTAAGCACCACGAGGGGACCAGGCAGCGTCCTTATCGTTGTCCGGCTCTGCTTTGGACTGTTGGCGTTGGCCATGTACTGTATCCAGCACAGGGTAAGCTAAAGCTAGAAGAACGCAATGGATACCCATTGAGGCCAGAGGATGACCGCCAATGGAGTATGGAGGAGGTAGATGGAATACTTGCAGCAGACCTGGAGCGCTTTGAGCGCGGCGTGGAACGATTCTGTCCTGTTGTTCTTACACAAGGTCAGTTTGATGGTCTTGTCAGTTTCTCTTTTAATGTGGGCCTTGGGACACTCCAGCGTAGTACGCTACGCCAAAAAGTGCTACGCCTTGATATGGAAGGTGCTGCGGAGGAACTTTTAAAATATTGCATGGCCGGTGGTAAGCCTTTAAAGGGTTTGCAGAATCGGCGCAAAGATGAGCGCGTCCTATTTTTGTCCTAATGGTGGCACAATAAAACTATGGCCATACAGCAAAAACTTGAGACTCCGACGCCTCCAAACCTGGGATATCCACCAGAGTTATACGAGCGCCGTAATTTCAATGAGTCCAATGGGTCACTCAATGCTTACTTTAGGAAGGTGACAGCGGTACTTGGAGCATTGTTTGGCGTTAAGGGCAGCCGGTACATCAATGCCCCGTATGGCGCCTTTCAGAGCACAGTAGACCAGACGGCAGCGGCTATCAATACCGCATACGCCATGACGTTTAATACGACTGATTTCACTAATGGAATAACTGTTGTAAGCAATTCGCGTATCACGGTCACCGACTCCGGCATCTACAACTTGCAGTGGTCTGGGCAGTTTGAGAATACAGCCAGCCAGGACCATGATGTCAGGGTGTGGATCAAGATCAACGGGACAAACCTTGTCGGCTCTACAGGATTTGCTGGGATACCATCTAAGCATGGATCAGTCAATGGCCACACGATAGTTGCCTGGAACTACTTTCTATCACTTGATGCCAACGACTACGTTCAGCTTTGGTGGGAGACTGATAGCACCGCAGTCAGCATCCAGGCATACGCTGCTGGATCATTTTATCCATCTACCGCGTCGCTGATTGCGACTATGCAATTTGTGTCTAACACAATGTGAGAACGTCATGTACATACCCTTGAAAATACCACCAGGCATCTACCGTAACGGCACTGAGTACCAGTCATCTGGGCGCTGGTACGACGCTAACCTGGTGCGCTGGTACGAGAACACTCTACGCCCTATTAACGGGTGGCGTAAGCGGATTACTGCTCAAACTGCAATGACAGGTAAGTGCAGGGGATTGCTTACATGGCGTGATAACACCAATGATCGTTGGATTGCAGCCGGTACTCATTCAAACCTATATGTAATGAACGAGTCAGGTACGCTAAAGGATATCACTCCTACAGGTTTTACGACTGGCATTGCTGACGCTCAATCGTTTACTGGATATGGGTATGCTGCTTACGGATACTTTGCGTATGGCGTACAGCGTCCTGACATTGGAGACATCATCCCAGCAACTACCTGGTCAATGGATAATTTTGGTGAGTACCTTGTAGCGTGCAGCAGCTACGATAAGAAAATTTATCAATGGGCTTTAGACTTTGCAACGCCAACAAAGGCCACTGTAATCACCAATGCACCAGTAAACAACAATGCGGTAATGGTTACCGCTGACCGGATTGTGTTTGCCTTGGGTGCTGGAGGTAATGCCAGAAAGGTAGCATGGTCAGACCAAGAAAACAATACAGTTTGGACTGCCGCCATAGACAATTTGGCTGGTGATTACGAGCTATCAACGCCAGGCACTTTGCTGGCCGGTAAGCGCGTCAAGGGTGTAAACCTACTGTTTACTGACGTTGACGTACACACAGCGCAGTACATTGGCGCGCCATTCGTTTACGGGTTTGAGAAGGCAGGTAGCGGGTGCGGATTGATCTCAGCTCAGTCAGTTGCAGCCATAGACACCGCAGCAATTTGGATGAGTGGTAGTGGGTTTTGGATATATGACGGTTACGTCAAGCCATTGCCATGCGATGTATCAGACTACGTTTTTAACGACATAAACTTGACGCAAAAGTCAAAAATCTATGCCGTACACAATAGCAAATTTGGCGAGATATGGTGGTTTTACCCGTCAAATGACTCTAATGAGAACGATTCTTATGTGACGTATAACTATCGTGAGGGTCACTGGAACATAGGCACATTGTCTCGCCTGGCGGGTACTGATGCTGGAGTGTTTACCTACCCTATCATGGTAGATAGCAGCGGCTACATTTACGAGCACGAGGTAGGATTTGCTTACGACTCTGCCACCTTGTACGCTCAATCTGGACCCATTGAGCTGGGGACAGGGGAAAACATTATGAACGTCAAGCAGGTTATTCCTGACGAGCAGACTCTGGGTGAGGCGCTGGTTTCATTCACGTCAAGGTTCTATCCTACGGGCGCGGAGTCTACTTTCGGACCCTACACGGCGGCAAACCCTACCAGCGTCCGATTCTCAGGGCGCCAGGTTGAAGTCAAGGTCACGGGTAATACCTTGGCTGACTGGAGGATAGGGGTTATGCGCCTTGAGGCGACAGCCGGTGGGCGCCGGTGACAGACTTGGATGACTTGCACAGGCTGCGCCAGCAGGTCGAATCGGCTTTAGAATACTCTGGAGGCACACACACATTTGACGATATAGCCCAGGCGGTTACCGAGAACAGGTTCCAAGTCTGGCCAGGCGTCAATTCTGTGGTGGTGACCGAGATCATTGTCTACCCGCGAATCAAGAACTTGCACTACTTCTTGGCTGGCGGCGACCTAGATGAACTCAAGCTGATGCGACCATACATCGAGCGTTGGGGCAAGAGTTTAGGTTGCACGCGAGTTACTCTCGCAGGGCGTCAGGGCTGGGCCAAGACGTTTCTGCGCGATGAAGGATACGAACCTAAGTGGTTCATTTTGAGCAAGGAACTTTGATATGCCAGGACCAGGAAATAGACCAGAGACTCCAAGGATATATTCCCAAACACCAGGGCCTGGCATGGTTCCTGTTTACTCTGGTGTTGGACGTGATGGAAAGCCTACAGGCTTGTTAGGGTATGAGCCAGACCTAAGTGGAGGAATAGTTGAAGTACCAAAACCATCAGAAGTAATTGCTTTAGAAAAAAAGATAGGAACAACTCTTGAGCCTTTCTATTCTCAAGGTAGTGCCCCTCATGGTGGTGTAAGAGATTCCGGTCCTCCTATTGGATACCGTTATGACAACGGTCAAAGCCAGTACGTTAACTATGATACAAGCGGAAATTATCAGAGTACGCAAGATAGAAATAACAGCCTATTACCAATGCTAGCCATTTTGGCGATGCCATTTATTGGGCCCGCTGCATTTGAGGCTTTAGGGTTAACTGGAGCTGGTGGCGCTGGCCTATTAGCTGACACCGCTGCGCTTGGTGCTGGCCAAGTTGCTGCTGCTGGAGAAACCGCCGCGCTTGGTACAACTGCTGCGAACTTAACGCCTGCTGCGATTGAATCATTATTGGGTACTGCTGGTTATGGAGCAAACGCATCTGCATTAGAGTTTGCAAAACAGTTAGGACTGAACCTTGCAACAGTTGGTGCTGGTGCTAATTTACCTTTTCCTGGTGTAACGCCAACTCCTATTCCTACACCTACTCCACCAATACCAAAATTAACACCTGCTGCAATTGAATCGCTGTTAGGTACTTCTGGATATGGAACAAATGCTTCTGCATTAGAGTTTGCTAAACAGTATGGATTGGACCTTGCGACAGTTGGCTCTGGAGCAAATTTACCATTTGAAGGCGTGACCCCACCAACGCCACCAGTGCCAGAACCATCAAAACTCCCATCATGGGTAAACCCCACTAATGCATTACTAGCAGCAAGTGCCGTATCCAGCATTGCAAACGCAAACAAGACTGAACCCACAGCAGCGCCGTTCACAATGGCGCCGTATGTGCCGCCATCAGGTAGGCCATTCGCAAACATTGCAATGTCACCTATCGCAACCCCGTACACGCCGACAAGGATTCTTGGTCAGTATGATCCAACAATGACTCCTGGTGGCGTCTCTCCATACGAGCTAATCATGCAGCAGATGCAGGCGCCTAAGAACTTGTACGCTGACTTTGAGGCGGGTACAAATATTGGCGGGTTTGATCCGCAGAGGTTTGTTACTCCAGTAGCTGAAAACTACAAGGGCGGCATGATTGACAAGTCAAGGATGGTGGGTCCTAACCCTATGGGTCCAGATAACGGGTTTGCGTCTATTCAAGATGGCGAGTTTGTGATGAACCGAAAGGCTACACAAAAGTATGGCATTGAGCTAATGAACGCAATAAACAGTGGCAAGATTTCTAAGGGCAAGCTATCCGGCTTGCTGGAAGCATAAGGAGCACGATTATGAGCAAAGGCGGCGGTCAGACACAAACTAGTACAACTAGCATTGATCCAGACATCAAGAGGGCGTACTTACAAAACTATCAGGACGCGCAAAGCGTGGCGGCATCACTGCCGCAGCAGCAGTTTGCGCCAATGAACGCTATGTACCAACAAGGTGAGCAGGCGCTGACAAATGCAGCACTCGCCGGCCAGGGTCTTACGTCAGTGGACCAGGCTGCGGAGATGACTCGGCAGGCATCAGGTCCGCGTAACCTGTCGCTTGGACAGGGTCCTGGGACACTTGGCAGCTACATGAACCCGTACTCTCAAGGCGTGACTCAGAATGCTTTAGCTGACTTGGAGGCATCACGCCAGAACGCGATACGCCAGACTTCTCAGCAAGCGCAGCAGGCTCGTGCCTTTGGCGGTTCACGCCAGGGCGTAGCAGAGGCGCAGACAAACCTTGGATTTACCAAGCAATCTGGCGACCTATCGGCTCGCCTTAATGAACAAGCCTTCAACCAGGCTATGGGTGCGCAGCAGCAAGACCTTTCCCGCCAGATGATGGGTGCGGGTCAATTGAGTGGCATTGGTGGCCAGCAGCAGCAATTGCGTCTTGGTGGTGCGCAGCAGGTTATGGGAGCCGGTGGCGCACGCCAGCAACTTGAGCAGCAGCAGCTCGATGCTATGCGCAACCTGGCCACACAGCGCCTTGGTATCCAGCAGACTGCTTTGGGTATGCAGCCAGGTAATCTTGGACAGACTACCACCACACCGATGTACCAAAACCGTGTTGGTGGTGCTTTGGGTGGTGCTCTTGCTGGAAACCAAATTGGTGGTGGATGGGGCGCCGCACTCGGTGGCCTGCTTGGATACTTCGGTTAAAGGGGACACATCATGGCAGATTTTGATTTAGGTGGCCTGCTGTTTGGCAATGCGCCATCCAGCGGCCTAGAGGGTTACCTAGACCCAGAGCAGCTAAAGCGGATGCAGCAGCAAGGCGTCATGCAAGCGGCTATGGCGCTGCTCAAGGCATCCGGTCCAAGCACGCAAAGGGTAGGGCTAGGACAGGCTCTGGGCGGCGCATACGAGGCTGGACAGGCTGGCTATCAGCAGGCGCAGCAGCAGGGGTTAATGGGATTGCTTACCAAACAAAAATTGGATGAGGCAAAGCGCGCACAGTTGGGGCAACAAGAAGAAGCTACTAGAGCTAAAAAAATGCAGGAATTATTCCCGCAAGCGTTTACAAGCACGTTTACGCCAGAGCAGCAAACCATTTATGGAACTCCTGTACGAGTTGCAACAGATGATGAAGGTAACCTTATGCCTGGTGCGCAAGTAACGCCAGCATCTAGGCAATTAACGATTGACCCGAATAAATTACAAGCGTTAGCAATGCTTTCTAAGAATCCATTAGAGAGTCTTTCTCAGATTGCTAAGTTAGTTCCTGATTTACGCAAAGCTGGATTTACGGGTGGTGCAATGGCACAAGAAAATCCATTTAGCGTATTTACGTCTGATGCGACAGTACCAGATAGTCTTAAAAGGATAGCCCAACAATACGAGAGAAGTTTTGCATCAGGTCAGATGGACCCTGATAAAGTTGATGATAGGTTAAAAACATTGGCTGAAAGAGTACAGTCTGCTGCGCAGTTTTCTCAAACTCAATCTGGAATACAAGCACAAAGAGAGCAGACTGCTGCACAGTTTGCTCAAAGCCAAGCTGCTTTAGAGCAATCACGTAGACAAATGGAAGAATTTAGAAGGCAAGGCCTTGCTGATTCAGCCGAGGGAAGAAGGTTATCAAATCAAATTGCACAGCAATCTTTGGATTTGCGTAGAGAAACTGAAGCAAATAAGCCAGAGCAATTTTCTTATTCGCAGAAAAAAGATTTTGATGTTATTGGAAAGAATTTAGCATCAGCAACAAATGCTGAAGATAGCGCAGCTATTGCAGCATCGGCATTGCCATTGATAGAACAAGCATATAGTGGAGTTTTTGAATCTGGTGCTAAAGGATTGCTCGGTGCAGTCGGTATCTCTACGCAAGCAAAAGAAGCAAACGATAGGCTTACCCAGCTATCGCAACAGTTGGCCTTGAAAACTCCTAAATTTAGTGGTCCTACTTCAGATGCGGACGCAAAACGATACGATAAAGCGGTTGGTGATTTAGCTAATCCAAGGGTATCGCCAGCGTCTAAAGTGTTAGCACTAAAAGACATTGGGGAATTAGCTACTAAGCAAAAAGACTTTGCGCAACAGCAAGAGAATTATTTCTACTCAAACAATAAGAGTCTTAAAGGATTCCAGTACGTTCCCTCTAACCCATTCGGGAAATAATCATGGCTGAAAAAAAACCATCAACAAAAGATATTTATCTTCTGTCTCAGCGTCCTGATCTTGCATCTAAATTTGATGAGGTGTATGGTGATGGATCAGCAGCGCAGGTACTTAGCAGAGTAAAGCCACAAGCATTGCAAAAACAATTATCTGAACCGCAAGGAAGTTATACAGGCGCTGCTCTTCGTGGACTAACTGGCCCTTTACTTGGCGCAGCCGTTGGTGCTCCATTTGGACCTATTGGTATGCTTGCTGGTGGGTTGGCTTTGCCAGCGGCTGACGCATTGACGGCATTGATGAATACGGCTACTGCTGGTGCTGAAAAAGTTACTGGTGGTTCGTATGGGCGCATGACATCACCATCAGAAGGTATACAAAATTTGCTAACCCAATTTGGAGTACCGCAGGCCGAGACAACGGGACAGCGTGCATTGCAAACTGGACTTGGAGCACTTGGCGGCACTGCATCTCAATTGGGTGGATTACAGAAATTGGCTACTACTGCCACCACGCCTTTGGCAAGAGCAATTAGCGGACAAATGGCGCAACGCCCAGTTGCACAAATGGTTGCCGCAGTACCTGCTGGTGCTGCTGGTCAGACTGCTGCTGAAGCTACCCAAAACTTAGGTCCTGTTGCATCGACTCTTGCGTCAATGGCAGCATCTACTGCTGTTGGTGGAATAGGGATGCCACAAAGAGGAAAACCTGTCCAAACAAATGCAGAAATGCGCGCTGCTGATATAGCGGCAAAAGCAAAGCAACTTGGATTTACTGGTGAAACTGCTTTGACTCCAGGACAAGCTGGAACAAGCAGAACAGCACAAATCTTTGAGGCTACTGCTGGAACCATACCTTTTTCTGCTGGGCAATTTACTAGACGCTATGGGATGCAGTCGGACTATGCCCAAGGAATAATCAATAAGGTCGCTGACCTGTTTGGTGGTATGCCGTCACAACCTGATGTTGCTTTTTCTTCTGGCGCTAGTGCGGTGAAGTCAGCGGCTGCGCGCAATGTTGATAGCGTTGGAAGCCAGATACGCCAGGTAGCGTCACAGACTGACATTGACTTAAAGCAAGTGCCGAAATTTGAGGAATCAATTCTTAACGCGCGAAAACTTCTCTCCTCAATACCGCCTGCTTTAAGAAAAGACCCATTGTTTGAAAGTTTTGAGCAATTCTATTTTGGTAAGCCAAATGACGAATTGAAGTCAATGGTAGACACTGCATTGCAAACTGCTGGAGTCAATCCTACAAATGCAAATTACACAATGATGAAGGACAATTTTAGGAAGCAACTTGTAGACAGTGGAGTACCTGAATTTGAGTATTTGGGTTACCAGCAAAAAGGTTCAATTGCAGGTAATGACTATCAGGATCAACGTAGTTTATTCAGCGATTTAGCATATAAAAATAAAGGTACAAAAGTTGGTGAGGCTTTTAGAGCATTACGCAATTCACTCGATGATGCACGAGATGAGACGTTTAAACAGGCTGGGATGGATGACCAAGTTGTGAAACTTAAAGAATTGCGCGGCTCTTATGGAGAGGCAAAAGACTTGAACGACAAGATTAGATCAGCTAGTGACAAGACTGCTGTTAGTTATGTGATGAACAATCAGGACAGTTTTGCAAATAAAGTTTTACCATTGATGAATGATGTTGAAAAGCAGTCTATGGCTCAAGCAGTATTAGCTGACATCCAGCAAACATCTATGTTTCCAACTGGAGAGATGGACATCACAAAGTTTGGCAAAAATCTTATTAAGGATGTCAAAGCATCACCGACGACATTACCGCAAATTCTTGGTGCTGAAAATACCGCAACTTTGACAGACTTGGCACAGGTTGCTCAGTCAGCCTTAAAAGCAAAAGTGCCATCGTCTGGAACGTCAGAACGAACCGGAATGATGGGGATGCTAACGTCAATGCCAGCCAAAGTTGGTGCGGCTATGGCAGGTGGTACTGCTCTAACCGGTGAGCCAATTCTTGGGACTGCATTGGCGTTAGGCACGCCAGCACTTGCAACAAAAGCCTACTTGTCTCCAACAATGCAAAGAATGTATGGGAATACAGCAGAGCCATTGTTTAACTATCTTGGTGCTCCAGTTGATCCAATGGCGCAATATTTATCAAGTCTAGGTTTGGTGAATACGCAATTGAATCAACCAGGCTCATACGTTGTCAAACCTACTGATGATGAAGAGCGTAAAAGGCTTGAAGCACTTCAATCAGGGCTGCTATACGCACCATAAAACGCCGCAATCATTGGATCGCGCCGAGGCTTAATGCTCTTGGCGCGGTCCCTGGCCTGGCGAAACTCTTTGTCCTCCTGAGTCTCTTTAGCGCGCATCTTGCGCACACGCTCTGCGCCTGTTGCCCGTGGAGGCTTGGGCGCATCGACCCCGATGCCTGCGCGAAACAGGGCGGCAATGCCGTCCGGCTGCCTGCGCCACCCTGACCTGTACACGAGTCCCCGTCTGCGCATACTGGCCAGCAGCTCCTGCGCACTGCGCTGGGTGCAGTGGACCAGGACGCATATCTCTGAGGTGGACATATCTTTGCGCCTCAAGATGTCCAGTATGCGCGGCTCTCTGACGGACTTCATACGCCACGGCTCCTGATCTGAAGATGGTCATTGGCGCCAGGTCTAGGTGTATCCATCTTTGGAGGCTGGTACACTGGTTGGCGCCAGATTGAGATTGCTGGTGGCGGCGCCTCGCCTGCAAGTTTCTCTCTTGCTGACCACTCACCAGCAAGCCCGAGCACGCGGCGCTTAGAGTCACCGCCAATTGCAAAACGTCCGATAGATGATGCGCGTTTACTTTGATAGCCTGTCATCATTTTCCCCAAAAAATAAAAGCTAGTAGCGTTATTGATGCGGTAACAGCTATAACCAAAATGAGTGCTTTAAAAGTGTCTGTAATGTCGTCATACGGGTCAGCAACCCTGCCCCAGCCGCCGCTGATGTACGCATCATCGGTTTCCTTGGCGCGTTGTTTCCTCACAGGGCAGTCACGCCCTTGTGTGCATTCACCGTTTGCATTGCAACAATTCATGTCAACTCTCCTAGTCTTATGGTTAGGCGCTTGATGCGCGTTTGGTTAAACGAAATTATGCTCTGCGCGTACTCGGCGCCAGATTCAGCCTCAAGCAACTGTATCGCTGCCTCGGCCAGCTCACGCTGGATCATTTCCCTTGGCGTCAAGTCGCGCCAGTAGTCCTTCAAAAATCTAAAAAAGCTCATTCTGTTTTCTCCAAAATTACCCGCGCTCTGCGGTTCTTGATTTCTGACTTCACAATATCTATCGCCTTCTCCATCTGCTCGATGTTGGTTACTTCAATCTGCGCATCATGTATCTCCATGCCAAGGTTGATAGAAACCAATTCCTGCGCCTTGAGCACGAACCGATACTCTCGGTCTATCCCGCGCCTGGAGACGGCATAAAGCGCGTCCTGGGCCTCTCTAAGCTCATCCCTGTACTCATCACCGATGCCAAGACGCTGCAATGCCTCGGCAATGTTCAGCGCCTCAATGATGCAGTCAATATCCTCTCTGTCAGCGATACCTTTTCTCAGGGCGTCGATGGCATTGTGGTTCTTGATCTGGACGTTGACAATGCCAGCCTGCGATATCGGCTTGAACCCATTAATGATCCACGCCACCGGATTAGCTAGCTGCGGCTTTGGCCTGTACGAGCTGCGCTTTCTCACCGTTTGAGCTCCATGATCTCAAGCTCCAATTGCTTGCAGTGCTGGGACAGGTTGTCGTAGTCCTGCTTGTACCTGGCGCTAGTCAGTTTCTCGGCGCCAGCCCACCCGATGAGCGTACCTTTGGTGGCCGCCGTGCGTAGATGGGCGCGCAGCTCATGCGCTGTCAGGATGCCGATTTGCCCTGGTTGCGGGGACAGCTCATCCACGACGGCGTCGATCTCTTTTTGCATTGACTCGGACATATCAGACTCCCATGAAGAAGAAAAAGGCTAGGCCGACTCCGATGGCCAGGGCCAGGGCAATGTCTGCCCACTTACGGGTGACGGGTTGGATGGTGTAGTGCTCGCGGTAGCGCATGGTGGACTCCTAAAGATGGGGCCGTAGCCCCGTTTGGTTGGTTAAAGTGCAACTACTTGAGACCAAGGTGCGCGGAAAGCGGCAGGATTATCCTCAACTTGAGGTGTTGCAACTCCGCGATAAAAATACGCGGCTACTTCAACAGCAAGATCAAAACGTGCGCGATCAGTACGACCAAATGCGCGAACTTCTTCAACTGACTTCCCAAAAACAGGAACGCAATTTGTTGCGCCCATCAATCCGATTGCGGGATAAACGATTGCTGTTGTAACTTTTGCCATTTTTAGCTCCTAGAGTTTGCCTTGCGGCGGGTTGTTGATGCCTCGCATCTTACATGAATTGACTACTTCATCAACTGATTTATCTAGGTGTTTTCCCTAAGTAAGCAAAAATATTTGTCTATCTAGTCAAAAAACACGCCTAGAATTGCGCCATTCGTCAATTTGGAGGTTACAGGCACAATGATTACGTCAACAGAGCAAGCAATCGAGGCAATACGCCAGAGGGCAAAGGATGCAGGGTTCAAGATGAACGATATCGCGTACGCGGCTGGCGTGGACCCCGCCCAGCTATCGCGCTGGAGCACTGGCAAGACTGTCCCGCTATACAGCAACATTATGAAGCTGGAGCAGGCCGTGGACGCGCTGATAGCGGCAAAGGCGCCCCAATGATTGTCCTGTCCATTGACCCAGGCTTGAGTGGCGCTATGGCGGTGTTTGAGGGCGGTGCACTCATTGAAATCATTGATATGCCTACGCATACGTTACTACGCAACGGCAAGGATAAAAGGCAGATATCGGCGTCTGCGCTGGCCGGAATATTTAACCAGCACAAACCAGCTCACGTCATTGTGGAAAAGGTGTCTGCAATGCCAGGCCAGGGCGTCACATCAATGTTCTCATTCGGACGCAGCCTGGGCATCATTGAGGGCATCCTAGCGGCTTACAACATGCCTGCTACATACGTCACGCCGTCAGTATGGACAAAGGGCGTTGGCCGAGGTCAAGGCAAGGACGCATCACGAGCCAGAGCCTGCCAGATGTACCCGTCACACGAAAAGTCTTTTGCACGTGTCAAGGACGACGGGCGCGCGGATGCTGTTCTCATTGGCCTATGGTATTTACAGGGGCAAAAATGAGCTTGCAAGACGTTAGAACCCTACGCGAGCACGCCGTGTACCTGGCCACGCAACTCGAACAAGAGCGCAACGCATCACGCGCTAAGACTGAATTCCTAAAGCGCCTGGTGCATCCAGAGGACTTTGGTCACTGCGTATCGTCAGAAGTAAGAAACCTAGCCTACCAATTACTCATCAACGAAAGCCCAGAATGAAGCAATTACTTTTACGTCCATCATCAGCAACGCGCTGGATAGCCTGCCCAGCATCAGCACGTTTGTCACTGAAAGTACCTTACGAGGAATCAGGTGAGGCTGCAAAGATAGGCACTGCCATCCACGCGCTGTCAGAGATTTGCTGGCAGCTCGACCAGGACCCTATGGACTTCGTTGGTAAAACGATTGAGGGTATCGTGATGACCAGGGAGAACGCTGAATTTGCACTCGCGCATATCCGTACAGTGGCTGCCATGGAGTCTGAACTAGGAACGATCAAGGTGGAGCAGTACGGGGTTGCATACGAAACTCTGTTGGCCAAAATCGGTGGGACCGCTGACGTTGTCGGCTACAACCTAGACAAGTCAATACTAGAAATTGCAGACTTGAAAACTGGACGGCAGTGGGTGGACGCTGACTCTGCGCAGATGAAGATTTACGCGCTGGGCATTATGACTAAGTTAGTTAAGGTGTTCGACACTGTTCGCCTGACCATTGTGCAGCCGCAGACGGGAGAGAACCGCACTCACGTTATGACAGGTGACGAGCTCATGCAATGGAAGGCAGACGTTCTGATACCGGCTGCCGTGTCTGCTGCTGACGGACGCAGTGACCCTACGCCAGAGAAGTCAGCCTGCCAATACTGCCCAGCTAAGATGATCTGCCCAGCTCAGACCAAGGCGCTGGCCGCGGTTCCTGTGACTGCTGACATTGCAACGCTGACGCCTGACCAGGTATCCGACTTGCTGGACAAAGCGGAACTGGTGGAGGACTTCATTGCCGCGCTGCGCAAGCAGGCCACCAAGACGCTGACAGAGGGCGGTGTGCTGCGCGGCTGGCAGATGGCGCCTAAACGCGCTACGAGGCAGTGGACAAAGGACGCTGACGCTGTCCAGGTGCTGCTGTCTTCTGGCGTACCCGAGACGCAGATATACGAGACATCAATGATTACGCCTGCTGCCGCAGACAAACTGTTGGGCAAGGACAGGAAACAAGTTTTGGATGCCGTGACAAAGAAGGTTTCTTCTGGACTCACGTTATCTAAATCCCGTGGGTTGGGCGAAAGCACATCCCTTTAAAACTCTGAAAGCTAAACGCAAATGCTAAATCTATCATCATCTAGCGGCTCTGGTAACTACATCCGGTTCTCTCCACAGGCTAATGCCTGGACAAACAACAACAACGAGGAAATCCAACTCAAGAAGGTGGTATTCGACATCGACAATATTCACACCGGCTGGCTGTTGCTGGGTGTCGGTGTGCGCGACTGGGTGCAGGATGACTCTGTAGGCAAGAAAGGTCCGCAGCCGTCACCAGAGCACAAGCGCGGTTTCCAGGTTGTCCTGTACAACAAAGAGATCGGCGCTGCCGAGTGGTCATCTAACGGCGTAGGCCCGAACATGGGGCTGGAGATTATGTACAAGGCCTGCGCAGCCGAGCGTGCAGCTAATCCTGGCAAGCTGCCTGTGCTGGAGTACAAGGGCTCCAAGGCAGAGAAGATCGGCAAAGGTACGACTCGCATCCCGCAGTTTGTGCTTACGGGCTGGGTTGCCCGTCCCGCGGGTCTGGATGCAGAGGCAGATGAGTTTGAGGCAGAGCCAGCGCCACCTCCAGTAGTGGTGCAGCCGGTACGCAAGGCAGCGCCCAAGCCCGTGGAAGTAGTAGAGGACGACGAGATTTTCTAAGCGTTAGACTAACGCGCCGACGGCTGATCCCCGTCGGCTTTTTTTTCCCCTCGAATAACGAGAACGAATAAATGGACACAGAAACAATAGCCAAGGCGCTGGGTAACGCCAAGCAGGTCAACGGGCAGTGGGTGTGCTCATGCCCCGTACCTGGCCACGGCAGAGGGAACGGAGACAAGAACCCATCACTCTCGATCACCGAGTCAGACGGCAAGGTCCTGTTCCACTGCCACGGCGGGTGCGACCAGAGGGACGTGTTTGACGCTGTCAGAGCTAGGGACTTGCTACCCACCACACCAAAGCGGGAGGAGATTAGCTTTACCCAGCACCAGGCGCCGGTCTTAGAAAAGGAATGGCTGTACCGCACAGAGGACGGCGATACCCTGTTCACTAAGCGCCGGTACAAGACTCAGGACGCTAAGGGCAAGACGTACTCCATACACCGCGTGGACGCCTCGGGAAAGCGCATAGCCGGACTTAAGGACACGCGCATCGTCCCGTACAACCTACCGGAACTATTGGACGCTAAGACAGCAGGCCGAGCCATCTACCTGGTGGAGGGTGAGAAGGCCGCGGACGCATTGGTCAGCATTGGCGCCATTGCCACAACGTCACACACTGGCGCAGGAAGTTGGCCAGCGGAGATAACGCAATACTTTGCCGGAGCCAACATAGTGGTGATACCGGACAACGACGAGCCAGGAAGGCAGTACGCCAGGCGTGCAATACAGAACCTGTTACCCGTGGCCAAGTCAATCCGCTACTTGGACCTGGACCTGATGGTGGAGGGGGATGACGCCTACGAGTGGGTGCATCACGCCAAAGGCACGCGCAAGGAACTCGCGGACATGGCCAAGCAGGCGCCTGTTATCACGCAAGAGATGCCTGTAACAGATGGCGAACAATCATCGGAAACAACGCAAACAGATCAGGAGGCGTACAACCCGACACCGCAACTGCTGAACATCGAGGCCTGGGACACGATCAAGGACGAGCCGGTCAGGTGGATCATTGAGAACGTGCTGCCGGAGAAGGGTTTTGCAGCCCTGTACGGGCCACCAGGCTCATACAAGTCATTTATCGCGCTTGACATAGCCGAGGCGGTGGCCACAGGCAGGCAGTGGATGGGTAACCAGGTAACAAACCCTGGCGCCGTCCTGTACATAGCCGGAGAGGGTCACGGCGGTATCGGGGCAAGGATCAAGGCCTGCAAGATCAACCACCAGACGCAGGACGGGGCAGAGATATACGTCATACGCTACCAATTGAACCTGAGATCGAGCGCGGATGACTTCAACCTGCTGATGGAGTCAATAGACAACCTGATCGAGCGCACAGGCATAGAGCTGAGCTTGGTGCAGATAGATACCCTAGCCAGAGCCTTCGGCGGTGGCAACGAGAACGACAGCCAGGACATGGGCGCATTTATCCATAACGCTGGCAGGCTGCAGCGCAAATTGGACTGCGCCTTGATGGTTTTGCATCACTCTGGCAAGGACCAGACCAAAGGATTACGCGGTCACAGCTCACTATTAGGCGCCGTGGATACGCAGTTGGAGCTGCTGAAACTTGAGCAAACCGAGCGCAAGGATGGTGTCGCAGGACAAGGAATCATCACCATCAGCAAGCAAAAGGATGGCCAGGACAACCTTAAATTCGGCTTTGAGATGGTCAATATCGACATTAATCAGGGTGCTGACAAGGGACTCGGGCTGGACGAAAACGTCTCATTAGCGGTCAAAGAGAACCAGGAAATGATCGACGAGCAGTACAAGACGCCACCAAAACCACCATCCAGGTCTGGTGCTGGAGGCGTCCAAAAGGTGGCTCTGGATGCACTTCATAAGGCAATTGGTGAGCACGGAGAGATGCGGGTAATTGACAACAAACGCAATAAATCTATTCATGTGGAACAGTGGCGCGAGGCGTTTGAAGCAGCACAAACAGACAAAAAAGGAATCACAAAGCGCTTTAACAGGTGCGTGCAGAGCCTTCAGAACGCCAAAAAGGTAGAGGTTTTCGATCCATTTGTGTGGGTGATTTGGGGCGATGATGGTCAAAAAGATAGCGATTTCTAGGTCTTTTAAAGGTGCTTGGACAAATGGGACAAATGGGACAAATGGGGGACAAATGGGAGTACACACCAAATTCCATTTGTACCGGCATAAATTGGCTGGAAAACGGGACAAATGGGCGCGTAAGTCTTAATACGCGCCCCATTTGTCCCGATCAGTCAATGCCCAAACTTTTGCCCAAGTGGGCAGTTTCTAGTTTTTCTTGATGGAGCGATAAGTGGCAATAAAAAAACTTAAATCTTTGGCGATTAGTCAGCCGACCATGCCGAGCTTTCCAGCGGATCGTTTTGACGTGTTCAAAAACGCGGTCATGGTTGAACTGACAAACCGAAAGAATACCCATGATGCAATATGGGGTATTGATAGGCTGGTCTGGATGGTGGACAGCGAGCTGCGGGAAAAGGTGTGGCTGCAACTTGAACGGGTCTGGCAGGCACAGGAATCTAGGGACGACGTAAAGCTGGACAAGGCGGTCAAGGGGATGTGCAAGGCGTACCAGGCTATGGAGGACTGGGCTGCGGCTAATGGGGTCAGCGAGCTGCCGGACCTGGGACAGATCGAGCACCAGCGCGAGGATGGTACGGTTTTCGTGATCGTGCCAGACGAGAAGGCCAAGCAGCTCTACTGCCAGCAGTGGACAGGCTATACGGACAGGGAAGTCTGGACGGCAGCGGAAATTGCGATAATCGTCAACAAGCAGGCAGGTGGCAAGGTCAGCGAGATTAAGCAGTTATGGCCAGACAGTAAGCTGGTGGCGGTTGGTGGGCCAAGCGGGTTTGATGACATGGAGAACGATTTGGACATGACAAAGCCGAGCACGCTGCCTAAACTGTTCGACACAAAGGCGTTTAAAGGGGCTAGATGATGCGTAGAAGCGATTTTGTTGGGTTGGGCATGGGTAAGGTGCTTTGGGTGGCTAAATTCGATTTAAAGGCTTTCTGATGGCTGGTCAAAAGAAAAAGCGCGAGGACTTGGCGGTGCTGGACTCAATACCGGTAGAGCAGATCGTGACCATGTTTGAGGCAGGCAAGTCAACGGCGCGGATATGCGAGGCACTGGGAATTGGGAGGCGCGCGCTAGAAATCTGGTGCGAGATGCCCGACAACGAGCATAAAATTGCTCGCGCGCGTGCCCGTGCCGCTGATTCGCTGGTCTGCGAGACGCTGGACATAGCCGACCAGGCGGCGCCTGAGGAGGCTAACCTGGCTCGCGTGCGCATCCAGACGCGCCAGTGGGTCGCTGAGCGCTGGAAGCCTAGCGTCTACGCACAGCAGCGCGGTCCAGCGGTGAACATCAGCATTGGCGGCTTGCGCCTGGATGCGCTGCGCCATGTCGAGGTGGTGCAGGACGCTGACAACGTCCAGCAGGTCTGTGGATAACCATGTCTCAAGCATCTCTACTGCATACGACGGGCATTATGTTAAGTTGTTCAGCCTGTGACTATCCTGTGGATAACCTAGCCATGTACGCTGGGTACTGGCCCGTCCGCCTGGCTCCGGTGGCCGCGACCCCCCCATTCGCTCCAGCAGCGGGGGCGGCAACTGCTGCACCTAAACACATACCGAGCCCATGAACCCTGACCCCACCCCCCTGGCCCCGTCCCCGACACCGCCCACCGCCACAAAAAAAATAAAAACTGTGCCAACTATCGCGTCTACTGTCACCGAGATGACAGAAGCACAGTCGGAGCACTCCAAAAACCCGTTTATTGAGTGGGCGAAAAAGTATTACCGCAACCCTGTTCTTTTTGTGCAGGAGGTGCTAAACACGGAACCGGACGCCTGGCAGAAGGCTTTTTTGATGCACATAGCTGCAGGCGAGCGCAGGATTAGCGTCAGGTCTGGCCACGGCGTGGGCAAGTCAACTGCCGCTGCCTGGGCGATTATTTGGTATGCGTTTCTAAGGTTTCCGGTCAAGATTGTGCTCACGGCGCCAACAAGCTCGCAGCTCTATGACGCCTTATTTGCGGAACTAAAGCGCTGGGTGAAGGCTCTGCCGGAGACGTTACAGAACCAGTTGGAGGTTAAGCAGGACCGGATTGAGTTTAAGGAATTCCCCAACGAGGCGTTCATAAGCGCCAGGACTAGTAGGGCAGAGCAGCCAGAGGCCTTGCAGGGTGTCCACTCAGAGAATGTCATGCTGGTGGCAGACGAGGCGTCAGGTATACCGGAGCAGGTGTTCGAGGCCGCGGCTGGATCGATGTCGGGTCATAGCGCTGTAACTTTGTTACTAGGTAACCCCGTCCGGTCCAGCGGTTTCTTTTACGACACGCATAACCGTCTGGCGGGTGACTGGATCACGATGAAGGTTAGCTGTGCGGACTCGCCCCGCGTGTCGGAGGCTTACATCGAGGAGATGAAGTCACGCTATGGCGAGGAGAGCAACGCCTACCGAATTCGCGTACTGGGTGAGTTTCCCAGGTCCGATGACGATACGGTGATACCGATGGAGTTACTGGAGATGGCCACACAGCGTGACGTGGCGCCAAGCACCAGCGCCAGGTTAGTGTGGGGCTTGGACGTGGCCAGGTTCGGCTCTGACAGGAGCGCCCTGTGCAAGCGCCAGGGTAACGCGGTGACCGAGCACATCAAGACCTGGAAGAACTTGGACCTGATGCAACTGACCGGCGCCATTGTGTCCGAGTACGAGGTCCTGATGCCTAGCCAAAGGCCGCACGAGATACTGGTTGACAGCATTGGTTTAGGTGCTGGCGTCGTTGACCGGCTGCGCGAGCTGAATTTGCCTGCGCGCGGTATCAATGTATCGGAGAGCCCAGCGATGGGCGGGACTTATAGGAATCTGAAGGCTGAGTTATGGCACAAGGCCAAGGCGTGGCTGGAGCAGCGTGACTGCACCATGCCCAAGGATGATTTGTTGATCTCCGAGCTGGCCACTGTGCGGTATTCGTTTACCAGCAACGGCAAGATTCAGATCGAGGGCAAGGACGAGATCAGGAAGCGCGGGTTAGCGAGCCCCGACAGGGCTGATGCGTTTTGCTTGACGTTTGCCTCTGACGCGATCACGGGCGCATTTGGCTCTGCGTCCAGCAATAAGTGGGGACAGGCGCTGCGCAGGAACATACCCCGCGTAGCATAATTGGCGTAATTAATTTCTAGGAGCACAGATATGAAGATGACCAAGGCGCAGAAGAAAGTTGGCAAGGTGATGCACGAGTACAAGACCGGAAAGCTGCACTCTGGACCAGGCGGCAAGGTAGTAAAGAGTCCCAAGCAGGCGATTGCGATTGCTCTATCCGAGGCCAAGATCAAGCCTAAAGCCATGAAGGGGAAGATGTAATGGCCACCAGTATGCGAGATGTGCCAGCGCGCTACCAGGGCGCGATGAACCAGATGATGAGTAAGACCAGCACCAAGTGTCCGCTGCCTACGCAGGACGTGACGCTCAATCTGAAGAACCGCGCCAAGGCGATTACCACTGCCGCGTATGGTCCTGAGAATCCAGCGCTGCCCAATACCGAGTATTGGAAGAAGAAAGCCAATACCTGGAGCGTTACCATCCAAGACGCCAAGCAGAGCCGCTGCGGTAACTGCGCAGCGTTTAACGTGCAGGACTCCATCAAAGAGTGCATTGCCAAGGGTATCGGTAACGAGGCAGACCCGTGGGGGACGATTGAGCTGGCAGACCTTGGGTACTGCGAGATATTTGACTTTAAGTGCGCGGCAAGCCGTACCTGCGACGCTTGGGTTGTTGGCGGCCCCAATGATGGAAGCAAAGACTCTGAGGAACCAGTTGACACGCAACTGGAAGGCGGCGTAGAGTAGTGATCTGCCCCATTGTCATATCCACAGTACACGGCAAGGGCTTGGGCGTTTTGCTTGAGTCTATTAAGCAATACTGCCCCGAGATACCCGTCTACCTGCGCGGACCTGAGTCCGTGATCGAGAACTTCAATGCTGACGTTAAAGTGTTTTCTCAGCCCACTAACTTTGGCAACGACTACAACGCCATCATTAACCGCGCACTTGAGGACTTTGAGTCCGTGGTGGTGGCCAATGACGATATCGTTCTGACGCCCACCAGCTACAGGGTACTGATGGAGGATGTGGATATCTTGCTAGATATGGATTTACCTATTGGGTGGGTGGCTTCCAGGACAGATGCTGCGCGCCAGGCGCAGAACATTAGGTTTAATCCTGATGGCGAGACGATTGATATGTGCCGGTTCAAGTACGAGTCCAAGATCAGGCCAGCAGAAGTAATTAGCCCGATATTCGCCTGGATACACGGGGATACATTCAAAGAGGCCAATTTTCCACCGCTGAACTGGTACTCCGATGACGTTAACTGCCTTGACCTGACTGCAAAAGGCTTTGAGCACTACGTCTCCACCAGCTATGTCCACCACGTTGGCAGCCAGACAGTTGGAACTAACGCTGAGAAGTTGACCAATGAGGCAGTGCCCTGGTTGCTTAAAAACAGACCCGAATATGCCAAGCAGTGGTTTAACTCTTAACTTGGGATCGGGCCGTGATTGGCGCGATGACTGCGTCAATATGGACATTAACGAGAACAAGAACCCCGATTGGCACGGTGATATATGCACGATTGAGTGGGGTCAGAAGATACAGACGCACGCTGGTGAGATAACGGTAGAGCCTGGGATATTCACCAAGATACTTGCGCAAGACGTGCTGGAGCACGTCCCAGACCTAGTCAAGTGCATGAGGAACTGCCTGGATTTATTGGACGTTGGTGGCGAGATGCACATCCACGTCCCGTATGACTTATCCCTTGGCGCATGGCAGGACCCGACCCATGTTCGTGCGTTTAACCAGAATTCTTGGGTGTATTACTGCGCCTGGCACTGGTACTTGGACTGGAAGGATTTCCGGTTTGAGATGAAACACCTAGAGTACAGGCTGTCAAAGTACGGCGAAAGCCTAGAATTAGAGCAAGATGAGTTACTACGCACGCCGCGTGCGGTTGACTCCATGTACGTCGTTTTACGAAAGATACCCGTATGAAAGACCTAGAGATAAGCACCGATGTCTCCGCGATGGAGCCTATGGGCGATGACGAGCTGGAGGCAATCATTGGCCAGGATTTAACCGATGCCGTTAGCTATGTAGATTCCGATTTATCACCTACCCGCGCACGCGGTACTGAGTATTACCGTGGCGACAAGTTTGGAAACGAGGAAGAGGGCCGCAGCCAGGTGGTGGCTATGGAGGTGCGCGATACCGTATCTGCCATGATGCCTAGCCTAATGCGGGTGTTCTTCTCCAGCGAGAACGTGGTCGAGTTTGTGCCAGAGGGTCCAGAGGACGTAGCATTTGCCAAGCAGGCTACCGACTACGCTAACTTTGTATTTAACTCGGACAACAACGGGTTTATGACCACTTATGCCATCTTCAAAGATAGCTTGGTGCGTAAATGCGGTATTGCTAAATACTGGTGGGAGGAGACAGAAACTGTCCGCATTGAGGAATATTCTGGCTTAGATGACCAGACATTGCAGATACTTGCGCAAGAAGATGCTGAAGTCAAGATTGTTGTCTCTTACCCTGACTCTGCGGCAGTGCAGGCGATGCAGGGCATGGAGCCACAGATTGACCCAGCTACCGGCCAGCCGATGCCTATGCCGACACCGCCTATGCTGCACGACGTGCAGATCAAGCGCGTACTGAAAGATGGTCGCATCAAGGTTATGGCAGTGCCACCGGAGGAGCTGCTGCTTGATCGGCGCGCAAGATCGTTTGAGGATGCAGGGATCATTGCCCACCGCAAGATGGCCACAGTTGAGGAGCTAGTGGCTATGGGTTACGACGAGGACGAGGTACGCGACAACATCACGTCTACAGATTTGGACAGTAATGAGGAGTACCTGGCGCGTCAGCCACTGTCCACCACCTTTGGAATGAACGACAGCGCAAACCCGATGCAGCAGCGCGTCTTGTACATCGAGGCGTACTCACGCATTGACTACGATGGAGACGGCATTGCAGAGCTGCGCAAGATTTGCTGCATTGGCTCTGGTTACAAGGTAGTGCGCAACCTGCCAGCGTCCTATATCCCGTTTGTTGACTTCCCCTGCGACCCAGAGCCTCACACCAGCCCACTTGAGGCGATGTCTATTTTTGATATCACGCACGACATCCAGGAGATCAAGTCAGAGATTCTGCGCAATACGCTGGACTCTCTGGCGCAGTCTATCCACCCGCGTACTGCGGTAGTGGAGGGCATGGTCAACATGGATGACGTGCTCAATAACGAGACTGGCGCCGTGATTCGTATGCGTCAGCCTGGCATGGTGCAGCCATTTAGCAATCCATTTGTTGGCCAGGCGGCATTTCCGATGATCGACTACATGGATCAGATGCGCGAGAACCGCACCGGCATGAGCAAGGCAGCGATGGGATTGGATGCAGATGCCTTGCAGTCGAGCACCAAGGCAGCGGTAGCAGCCACCATCAGCGCAAGCCAGGGCAGGATTGAGTTGACTGCGCGTTTGATGGCCGAGGGCATGAAAAAGCTGTTCAAAGGCATATTGTTCCTGCTGGTGACGCACCAGGACAAGCCTCGGATGATTCGTTTGAGTAACGGGTTTGTGCAGATGGACCCGCGTGCGTGGAATTCAGCGATGGACGTACACATCAATATCGGCCTGGGTAACGGGGACACCAACGAGCGCATCCAGGCTCTGATGATGATCTTGGCCAAGCAGCAAGAGGCACTGACCCAACTAGGCCCACAGAACCCGCTGGTAACCCCGTCTCAGTATTCCCATACCCTGCGCCAGATCGTGGCGCTGTCTGGGTTTAAGGATACTTCTCAGTATTTCAATGACGTGCCTGCTGATTACCAGCCGCCAGCCCCACCAGCCCCCAAGCCGACTCCCGAGGAGGTACTCGCGCAGGTGCAGGCCAAGTCTATTGAGGCTGATATTCAGAAGAAGGCGGCAGAGCTGGAGCTAAAGCATCAGCAGATGCTGCGCGATGACGATTACCGGCGTGATGCCTTGGCTCAAGATTTATACTTAAAGAAATATGAATTAGAGTTAAAGTACAACGCACAGATTTCTACGGCTGAGATTGAAGCACAGCAAAGTCTTAACCGAGAAGCAATGCAGCAGCAGACTACCCTGGCACAAGCCCAGATGTCAGCGGCTGCGCCCATCAACCAATTTGGAATGGCATAAATGGAGAATGATGAACTTGTACGCAAGGGCCGAAAGGCAAGCCAGTTGCTGGAGGATGAAACTTTCAACATGGCAATCAACAAAATGGAAAACGACCAGCTCTGGTACTTTCGGTCAACGAAACCAGAGGAGTCAGCCAAGCGAGAGATCGCCTGGTCCATGCTAAAGGCAATTGACAATCTAAAGATTGAATTGCAAAAGATTGTTGATAACGCAAAGGTGGCGCAACGCGCTATCGAGCGTGCGAATAAGTAGAGGACATTTATGCAACAAGCACAAACGGGTTCTGCGGGACCCATGAATCTGGACCAAGCGGCCCAGGCACTCTCAGCAATGCTGCCCGATGAGGGAGAACAGTCAATTGAGGAGACGTTTGACGATTCGCTGGAAGGCGAGTCGGCGGCGCAATCCGAAACATCAGCGGAAGATGCAGACGCAACCGATGATGTCACGGATGGCGAACAGTTAGAGGAAAGTGAAGATTCCGAGGAAGAAAAGCCGGATCAGACCTTTACCGTCAAAGTTGACGGCACTGAGGTTACTGTAACCCTGGACGAACTTCAGAAGGGATATTCACGGACTCAGGACTACACGCGAAAGACTCAGCAGATTGCCGAAATTCGACGCCAAGTCGAGTCGGAAGCCGAGGCCATTCGTGCCGAGCGTAGTCAGTACGCTCAGTTGTTAGGAGCATTGGAGTCGCAGGTTCAGCAAGCCGCGCAACCTAATATCGACTGGGATCGCCTCTACCAAGAGGACCCCATCGAGTGGGTGCGGCAGAAAGAGGTGATGCGTGAAAACCAAGCAAAGTCGCAGGCTATTCAATTTGAGCAGCAGCGTCTTATGCAGATTTCACAGCAGGAGCAAGCTCAACAGATGCAGTCTTTTCTTGCGCAACAGCAAGACGAGCTGCTGAAGGTTTTGCCTGATTGGAAAGACCCAAACAAGGCGAAAAAAGAGAAAGAATTGCTCATTGACTTCGGCCAAAAGGCTGGGTTTAGCACCGATGAACTGAAGAACATATTCGACCACCGAGTCGTTAACGTGCTGCGTAAGGCGGCACTGTACGAGCAGATGATGGGCAAGAGGCAGAACATCAAGCCGGTGACGAACAATGGTCCACGTCCTGCCAAGCCAGGTGCAGCAGGCCGTGTCTCCACGACAAGTGAAGCTACTCGCGCAAAACAGCGTCTTGCAAAAACTGGTCGCGTCAACGACGCGGCTTCCGCAATTGAACTTTTATTAAAGTGAGTAAATCATGACTATCGTAACTAACACCTTCACTACCTTTGATGCCAAAGGTATCCGTGAAGATTTGAGCAATATTATTACCAATATTGCACCGGAAGATGTACCGTACCAATCCAACATTGGACGCGAGTCGATCAGCAATTCTTTGTTTGAGTGGCAGACCGATACCTTGGCAGCCGCAGCAGCGAACAAGCAATTAGAGGGTGACGATGTTGCATCCTTCGATGCTGTTGTCGCTACCGTGCGTTTGCAGAACTACGCTCAGATTTCGCGCAAGACTATTGTCTTGTCCGCAACTGAGGAAGTGGTTAACAAGGCAGGGCGTCGCAGTGAACTAGCCTATCAAATTGCCAAGCGGGGTTCTGAACTTCGTCGCGATCAAGAATTCACCTTTCTCAATGGTGCAGTGGCTGCCGCTGGTTCTACCAGCGTTGCACGCGGTACTGCTTCGCTTGGTGCGTTTATCAAGACCAACGTGGATAAGGCGAGTGACGGCACTAACCCATCTTACACAACGCTGCCTAACAGCGCCCGTACTGATGGCACGGTGCGTACCTTCACCGAGACAATTTTGAAGAACGTCATCCAGCAAGTCTGGGCCGCTGGCGGTACTCCAAAAATCTTGATGGTTGGTCCTATCAACAAGCAGCGCGTCTCTGGTTTTGCCGGTATTGCGTCCTCGCGTTTCAACATTGATGGTGGCGCAAAACCCGCCACTATCGTGGGGGCCGTGGATCTTTATGTCAGCGATTTCGGAAATGTGGCCACGGTTGCGAACAGGTTCCAACGTGAGCGTGATGCCTGGGTGCTTGACCCTGAGTACGCAAAGGTAGCCACCTTGCGTCCTTACCAGCAGATCGAACTGGCTAAGACCGGAGACGCCGATAAACGTATGCTTATCGTTGAATACGGTCACAAGGTTTTGACTGAGAATGCCCACGGCCTAGCTGCTGACCTGATTACTTCGTAATCAACAATGGAAGGGATCAGGGAAACCTGGTCCCTTTTTTAAATGAGCGAATCAAGATTATTTAACACAAACTCAGACCTTGGCATCAATCGGACGTGGCACTACGACGAGGACACTGACAAGGCAACCATTCAGACAAGTCAAGATGTAACGGCGATCATTGAAGAAAACCGCAGCATTTACAACCAGGGCGAGAAGCACGACAAGTATGGAGAGTGGAGCCGCGTGGCGTCCATACCACTGAGTGTCTATTTCAAGCTCAAGGCAGAGGGTAAGTTGGATGATGATGCGTACATGAAACGCTGGCTCAACGACCCCGAAAACCAATACTTTAGAACTCGCCCAGGACAAGTATGAACTATGTAGCAGTCTGCACGCCAGCGCGTGATATGGTCCACACAAATTTCACCTACTGCCTGGTGAATATGGTGGCGTATCACACTATCAGCACCACCGACGCCGTATCTCTGAAGATTATGCAGGGTACGCTGATACAGAACCAGCGTGCTGATTTGGCTTTGGATGCGATGGCCGAGGGCTGCACGCACATCCTGTTTATTGACTCGGATATGACCTTCCCGCAGGACATGGTTGGCCGGCTGCTCAAGCACGACCTTGACATTGTGGCCACCAACTGCGCACGGCGCCGTATGCCCACCGGACCCACAGCTCAGAACTACAAGCCTGACGGGACGCGGGAGCTGGTGTACACCATGCCCGAGTCCACCGGAATTGAGGAGGTTGGCTCCATTGGCATGGGCGTGATGCTGATTAAGCGTAACGTCTTTGAGAAGCTGTCAGAGCCTTGGTTTGAGACGCCGTGGCGCCCAAAGGAGCGCGGCTACATTGGAGAGGATATTTTCTTCTGCCGTAAAGCGCAAGATGCAGGGTTTAAAATCCACATTGACCATGACGTGAGCAAAGAGATTGGTCACATTGGCACGTTTGAATTCAAGCACGACCACACCTGGGTCATGCGCGAGCTTGAAGAAAAGGAAAAGGCAACGTAATGGCTCTGACAACGTACACGGAGTTAAAGACATCAATCGGTGATTGGCTTAACCGCACCGATTTAACGTC